GTGACAGACGGCACAACAGGCTTCGGTAATCTCAGTGCCTTACGGGCAGCACTTTCCGGTAAGGCATCCGCCAGGTCATTACGAATCAGCCACCAGCACAGTTCCGGCATTGTCACAACGTGACTATCATCAAAACCGAGATCCCGACGCACAACAGACAACACCCAGCGGGCACAGTTATCCGTTGCCATTGATTCCAGCCGTTCCGTGAACTGATCGCGCAGCTGGTTATCGCAGTGCCAGCACAGACGGATTGCGCCCGGAGCGTGTCGCATTGTGGTCATGTTCTCGCTGTGCCAGTCGGAATGAGGCCACTGGCAGCCTTTTTCACGAAGTAACCAGCTTTCAAGACATTCCACGCCACCAGCACGACGGATCACTGCCTCATTGCGGAACACGGCCCGAACGGCAGGATCATCCGCCAGCGGTTGTGATGCCGCCGGAACGGCACCACTGGCGAAAGATGAATAACGTTCTGGCTCAGGCTCCAGCAGGACACGCCCCTGCATAAACAGGGGCATCAACTCTGAACCTGGCCTGAACAATACGATCCCCATACGCGGGGCAATTTCAGGGGTCAGTAGTGCTCTCACGGTCACCTCAATGAACGGTATCGAGCAGCTTTAACAGCTCAGGGAATCGGGATTCGAAGAAATGCGGCTGCGTCTCGCGCGGATTTGCGGGACTGGTGATGTTCTTGCCGAACATGCAGCCTTTCGCCGTCAGCGACCAGAATTTTTTGATGTTGTTAATCGCAGTGCGGCTGTATCGTTCACGTTGTTCAACGATCCCCAGCTTCGCCATCTGGTGATATGCCTGATTAGCTGTCAGGCGGATACCATACTGCTTCAGCAGTGCACTCAGTGACAGCGTGGGGCGGCTTGAGCCATCAGGCGCGTCAGCAGAGCGCGGTGCCAGATTCGGTAAGCCAACAGCTTCCTGGAGTTTCTGACAGGCACCAAGCACTGATGAGTTAGACAGATTTAACTCCCGGCGCATAAAGTCCAGCAGAATCACGCCAGCCTGCATCTTGTCAGCAGCCTGCCCGGATAATTTTTCCGGTGTGCTGGTTACCATGTCGAAAGTACGGATCACCTTCAGATGGAATGACGGGCTGATCCACATTGCATAGGCATACACCAGTTCCTTACAGACATATGTTCCGCCATTCCGCCCTTCTATTTTACTGACAGGTTTACTACCCAAATTTTGGGTAGTTTCATTGAATGAACCGACACCCAGATTTTGGGTATCGATCAATTCCTGAACCAGCTCAGTAATCTGTTGGCTAGAAAGAAACTTTCCCGGCTCCTTGGTTCTGGCATTTGCACCAGATGCTACTGCTGCGCGATGCAGATCGTTCAGGCTGTAACGCCCATAAGCATCACGACGAACTTCAATACCATCAATGACCATCAGATTATTCATACTTCGTTTCTCCTCTTGATCAGGCAGCTGCACCCGCCGTTTTCTCGTACTTACTGATAGTGATCTCGACCTTCCCTTCCGGGATAACCGGTCCCCATTCCACCAGCATTCTTTTCACCTGACTGTCGTCTTCCCACACCCCCGCGTGGGTCAGGGCGTCAAACAGCGCCTTGTTATAGTTGTCCAGATCGCGGATCCTGTTATCCGGAGGAAACAACACGATCTCCACTGAAGCAGGTGCCGACGTTGGTTTCGGCAGACGACGTAACTGTTCAACTATTGCTGCGCACGCCGCGCTCTGAAATTTTCGCCCCGCCGCGCTTATCAGGCTCTTACCTGCAAACGCCCCTTTGTTGGGGTGTCGCCAGTACGTGTTCACGCTGGGCGGAAAAGGCAGGATAAGCTTCATACTTTCAAGCCCCTCTCATGTAACCAGTGAGTTGCACGCAGCCTGGCGTTTTCCTCACCGGCAAGCAGTGCGCGGATAATCCCGACCGTCTCGCTGTCGTCGTCCTTCACTGCGGTATGAAGCGTTATCCCCCGGGCCACGCCACGCTTTATTGTGATGACGCCTTTTTTCTCCAGTGCGCGAAGATGCTCCACCGCTGCATTCACCGAACGGTATCCCAGCATGGTTGCCACCTCCTGATTGGTTGGCGGGAAGCCACGTTCTTTCTGGTAAGAAATCAGCATATCCAGCACCTGCTGCTGGCATTGAGTTAACGTCGTCATTAAGCCCCCACGTAATTGCCTGGCAGATACCACTCTTCACCCGATGCCACGCACCTTTTACTTTTGCGTACACACCGCTCACGGCGCGCCAGAAAATTGTTTCGTTCTGACTGGGAGTGGCTTTCACGGAATGCCTCCATCCACACCGTTGCAGCACGACGAAATAAACCTCTTGACTCCAGATCTTCTGCCTGCTGAATCAGGCGCAAAATCACCCGCTGATCATTAGTGCCGACGTAGCTTTTACTGGCCACACTCATATGCTTCAGCACCGGCTCAGGTGGCAACACAGCCTTGCGAGAAAAATGCCGGTGTGTTTTGCCTTCACTGCGATAAGCGACACGTCTGCACTGGCGTAACTTACTGGTCGTATTCAGTACACGGGGACGTGGAAAGTATGCAAACGCGTTCGCAATATCACCGGTCGTACATCCAGGATTGCTTTCAATGAATTTTTGAATCTCACTCATCAGGCTCATGATCACCCCCTGAATCCTGCCGGGATCTGGCTGTAGTCCACATTGTTGTAACTGGCTTTGAAGTACGGGTCTTCGCATCTGGCCGCCGATACCGCAGGAACTTCCCAGGATTCTTCGAAATGACGATCCGGACCAAAGAACGTGACAGCCTGTTTCACAAATTGTGTGCCGCTGTTACCCATCGCAGATACCCAGCCCGCGTAGCGTTTCACACCTTCCAGCATGGTTTCGGGGTTTACCCCCTCGTTCAAACGGGCTTTCCAGGCTTTGAAGGCCGCTGATTTTGAATTGCCACCAGCACGTTTGGGATATGCCAGCCATGCCTGCTCAAACTCCGGAGAGTATTCCGGTCGGTTTGAACGAACTCGCACAGACTCATCAGCAGATGCACCAACAGCTATTGGTTCATTGACTGGTTCAAAAGAGTGACTGGTTCTGGGTGAATCTCCTGCACTACCCCCTGGTGCAACTCCTGCACTACCTGGTGAATTTGCTGCACCAGATAGTGAATTATTTGCACTACCCCCTAGTGAATCTCCTGCACCATCAAGATGAAGAAGATAGATATTACTTGAGTTACCTTTTTCACCTTTCCTGGTGACTTTTTTTACCAGCCCGGACTCACAGAGGGCCGCAATATGATTCATCACAGAACGTTTGCTAATCTCGCACTGATCAGCGATATGCTGATAGCTGGGCCAGCACTCGCCCTGATCGCTGGCATTATCAGCCAGCTTAATCAGAACCAGTTTTCGCAATGGATTTCCCACTCGAATTTTCATCGCTTTAACCATCAGCTCCATACTCATGCAGCACCTCCGAGATGCTTCATGTTTTTTCCGGAGCGAAAGGCTATAAGCGGCATACTGACGCGGTAATTACGGCCCAGCGGTTCACAAATCACTTTCTGACATTCACGGTCAACCAGGCTAACACGTAGAACATGCCCTGCAGGCGTGGTGTACCACTGCCCAACTGTAGGAATTGATGTTTTTTTACGCTGAAGTAAACGGCGAATATTGAGGCTCAACGGATTAAGCATGACGATGCCCTCCGCTGATATTCAGGAGACGGTGAATATGAAAATTAGCCTTATCCACCAAACGGATACGTTCAGCCTGCAAGTTAAGAAGGGTTTCTACCAGAACCTGATGCGCCTGCGGATCCGAAAGAGTTACCTTGCGCAGAGCACGTAGTGCAGTTGTTACATAACTGAGTTTATGTAAGTCTTCATCATTCAGACGAGTGAGGGCTGGGACAGTAGCCATGATGGCAGCCTCCTTGATCGGTGAAATACTTCCACCACCGGAAACGCCAATTTCGCTGGTGGTGAACTGAACGGGGTTGGCGTAACCGGTGATCAAGGAAACCGGCGCATCTTTCGATGCCCCCGCCCAGCCCACCATAACTTTGATGTGAGCAAATGCGGACGATAAAAAAGACGCTGGCGCGTCATATATCGCCTTGATCAATTCCAGGACGCCAATCCCGGCACCCGCTTTATAAGGTGCCTGAACAGTGTAACGTCCCGGAATGGCAGAATCAATGTGCTGGTGGTCCTTCACACTCAACAAAATCACGCCTGAATTTCCACAAAGGACTAAAGCACTCATGCGGGTAGTCTTTGCGAAGATAGATAACGCGCTGTGTTTCTGGCTCCCAACGAATAACATGAACATAAAGTCCTCTTCCGTCACGAAACCAGCGGTTAAGTTCCTGCACAACTCGCCCCCCACAGTCAGGTAAAGTTCTCTGTGGTTACTTACAGCCAGGTGATTTGGTAATCTGCATTCATGCCGTAACAACAGGTGTTCAGCGACGCTGACCACCAGCTGTTGCGACAAACGGTTATTTGCCGTTAAACTGTTCATGCGTTAGTTTCTCCACAGACACAAAACGCCACGACGCCCGGAGCTGCACACTCGCGGGCGTCACTCTTTTCTGGAGCGCAAAAGATTTTGTAGACCAGTGCTGCATGCTCCTGGAGCTTCGAAATTGACAGATACAACTCATCATTAATTGCTGTCTGCTCGTGTGGCTCCACTACCCCATCTTCGATTGCCGAACGAATCTGCTTTGAGTAACTCCCGATCTGTTCGATGACTTCCAGCAGGCGCTGGTTGATATCGGCGTTCTCTACTTCCTCAATTTCAGGAAGCGATACAAACACCCCACCAGCAGACTGTGCGACAGCATCCGCAATGTAGTGAGTGCCAGCCGCGCGCTGTAAAATCATTGCCCATCCCAGCGGGAAAATCTGATCGCCATCTGCACGAAGGCGGTTGAATAAAGCGTTCTCTGTTACATCCAGCCACTCAGCAGCTTCAGCGTAACCCCCCGGCAACGCCGCGATAGTTTTTCTGACAGCTTTCACGTACCACTCAGGCTGTTTTTCTACTTTCCAGTGATGCTTACCCACGGTTAGCCTCATCGTTCTGTGGTTAAAAATTGAAGGTGTTCTGTTAATCTTTCGGATAGATATCCGGTCTTAAGTCAGATTTCGTAATTGCACCTGACGTGCATTGCTCAAGTTTTTTAGCCAGCACAAAACTGGCTTTTTTATAACCATTGAAAACCAGCCGTAAGTAGCCTGGTGTTGAGCCAACTTTGCCAGCCAACTCGGCCTGCTGTTCTTTGGTTAAAGAGTCCCAATACGCTTTCATACAATATGTACCTCCGGTATACACATTACATGATTGAGATGAACCTTCAAGATACTTGTACCTTAACGGTACAAGGGTTTTAATTTCGTTATGAAAACAGTCCATGACATCCGGCGGTCTAACGCCAGAAAACTGAGAGATGGTGTTGGCGGGAATTCTTCCTTTGCCACCATGATTGATCGCGAGCCAACCCAGACCAGCAGGTTTATGGGAGATGGTGCAACTAAAAATATCGGTGACAGCATGGCACGGCACATCGAAAAATGTTTCGACCTGCCTGTCGGATGGCTTGATCAAGAACACCAGACAACGAACATCACAAAAAAACCTGATGTTTCAATCACTAACAAACAAATAACGTTAGTCCCTGTCATATCATGGGTACAGGCCGGAGCATGGAAAGAAGTTGGCTATTCTGAGGTTGATTTGAGCACAGCAGAAACTTATCCCTGCCCTGTACCCTGTGGCGAAATGACTTATATCTTGCGGGTGATTGGTGATTCAATGATTGATGAATACCGCCCGGGAGATATGATTTTTGTTGATCCTGAAGTACCTGCCTGCCACGGTGACGACGTTATTGCATTGATGCACGATACAGGTGAAACCACCTTTAAAAGGTTGATAGAAGACGGAACACAACGTTATCTCAAAGCATTAAACCCAAACTGGCCAGAGCCTTACATTAAGATCAACGGTAATTGTTCCATAATTGGTACTGTGATTTTCTCAGGAAAACCAAGGAGATACCATATTAAAGCCTAATCAATATTTATGAACCTGCTTCGGCAGGTTTTTTTATACTTGACAATGTACCCTTGAGATACATAATGTACCCAGATGAAACAGCGAACAGGCAGGATGCCCACGAAGTAGCCGCCCGGGGCATATGAAGACCGGGATGATTCGTTAGCAACAAAAAAGCGCCGTACCGGACACTTCGCTCTTTAACAATCTGATCCCCATCAACAAGTAATTGATAACTTGAGGAAGTGTGAAATGCACAAAACAGAACCAAAAATCGTCGCGCCAGGCTACACTGAACCGCCCCGGGAATCCTGGAGACTAAACTTCCTGAGAAAGAGGTAAACAGGATGACTAAAAATACTCGTTTTTCCCCCGA